CGGAGAAGCAACATCCCATCCAAATTTTTTAAGAGCCTTCATAGTAACACCAAACGAAGTAGTTTCGGACATTGAACTAAAAGGTTCAATAATCCTATAAGAGTCTCCAAAAATGTTACCAAAGGGTAACTCACTGATTGGAATCTCCAAAGCATCATTGAGGTATTCAATCTCTTGCTCTGTCGCTTCGTTGATTTCTTGTTCTTCAAGAAATTTATTCCAATTTTCTAATAATAATTTCATTTTTTATCCTACAAAAATTCCGTTTGGTACATCAGTCATGACCACCTTGGCATTCTCGGCCATTTCTTTATCAGAAGCAAGAAGTTTTGGATACGTCATTTCATCAAGAATTGTCTTTAATTCTTCGCGGAGAGCGTCTTGCTCTGCCTTGGCCTGTCCCAACAAGTCCGACGCGTTTAAACTTATATTCTCCCCAGGAATTGGAACGTTTCCACCAAACTTTCCTCTTATCTGACCTAACGTTTCTTTACTCAATGCGAGAGCGAATCTTCTGATCCATTGATGACCGATTGAGTTGATATTTTCGTATGGAATATTCTCAAAAGGCATTGTATTCATATTATTGATACCATTTTGACCATTGTCTTTTTCATCTTCCCAAATATCGCCACTGGCAACTGAAAATCTAAACCAAAACTTCTCAGGTGATACATTGTCTGGGTTTGGGTAAATTCTTAGGTTGTTATTGATAATTTCGTAACTATAATGAGATGTACGGGTATAAAGGTGGTCTTCATAGGCAATCGCTTGTATCTTGTTTTGCCATGAAGGAATTACCTGAAATGAAGAATCATCAGCATACTGTCCGTATGTGTTCATATCTCCTGTGACATTAAGTCCTCCATAGTATCCATAGAATCTCCACATCTGTCGCGGTGAAACATAAAATACATCACGAATCTTTATTCTCTTCTCACCAACCTTATTGTAAAAAGGCATAGCAGAATCCTCTGATGCTGCTTCAACGATGGCTTGAAGGTCATAATCCTGTTGATCAGCAACTCTATCAAATGAAGCAGAATAGATTGGGGTTGTTCCACCTATACCCGCTTCTGTTGCAAATCCATCACCAATACGATAAGAAGTTTCAAATGAAAATTTTGGATATTTCAATTGAATGTTCTCTGGCCCTGTTTCAATTTCGCCTTTATGGTTGAAAGAACCTGTCGTACCGCCGAGAGCAGAACCTAAAATGTTCTTAGTTTGGTGAATATTGATGAGGTAGGAATATTCTAGAACAGCGTCTTCAAAACTAGCATATACATTCTCCTCTGTTAGTTCAATGTCTAAGACATCTCCGCCTAAACGTTTATAAGTAAAAGCAACTTGTGCAGCAGCACCTAGTAAAAATTCACTAGAGTCAGCGTATACGCCTAAAGGTAAAGCATCACTAACATTATTTATATTACCTGTTACTGGTAATATAATTGCTGATGTTTGAGATACTGGTGTTAATACTGGTAATGACATTCAATTCCCTCCGAGTCGTAGTAAATAGTTTTAGTGCTACTCTTCGGACTTCTTTGAACGCTTTGATTTACGCTTTGGCTTATCTTCTTTTTCTTTTTGAGATCTCTCAACTTCTTGAAGAGCCTTTTTTTCAGCAAGTTCTTTTGCTTTTTTAGCCGCTTCTTCTGCTTTTTGTTTCTTTACTGCTTCTTCTGCGGCATGCTTTGCAGCCGTATCATGTTTAGCCTTCTCCATAGCCATCTTTTGGCCCAAAGTCTTTTTTGTTTCGGTTTCATAAAATTCTCCTTAAACGAATATCCTAAATAGTTTAAAAAAAGAAAACCCCCAACTCCGAAGAGAAGGGGGTTATATTTGAGTTAATCTAAATTATAGATTAGGACCCAGACTCACCTGCAAGGCCACGAACGATAACAAGACCGTACATGTCCGGACGAACCATTTTCTTCGCATAGCGAGTCATGACTCCCTTGCGTGGTACGAAATCTTCTGGGCCAAAGATTGTAGGTGTAGTTTGGAGTGGTACATACGGAGCATATACATATCCAGACTCAAGGAAAGAACTTCCTTTACGTCCTACAAGGATCACGTTACGTGGGAAGTAAGGATCAACGATAACGTCGAACTTACGACTGAGAGATCCAGTCTTAACAGCACCAATTTCACCCTTGTCAGCATCAGCAGTTACGTTTGCACGGAATCCGCTAGTGAATTCAAGAACGTTAGCAACTTCAGGAGAAACAACAACATAGTTGGCTCCACCACGAAGTGTCTTACGGTGAATTTGAGCAGAAACGTCATTGATAGTTTCAATGAGAGTTTCATACCATTCGCTTACTGTACCAGTGAAATCAGGAGCAGCAGTGTTAGCACCAATCTCAAGACCAGTTTCACGGTTAACAAAGAGTCCCGGAGAACGTGCCCAGTAGAATGTACCAGCAGTAGCACCTTTCACAAGATCAGCAAGGATCTCACGATCGATTTCAAGAGCAATTTGCTCAGAAAGGATAGAAGTCAATTCTACTTCAGCATCCAAGTTGTGGTAAGCATTCAAGTCTTGTCCAAGTTCTGGAGTCCACTTTGCTTTCAATTTCTTGGTTTGTGCTGTAATAGCGATTGAATCAACCTTGATATCGATTTCTGGAATTGCTGTTTCCGCTTCTAGACCGAATTCAGCACCACCACGGATAGAACCGAGTGCTCCAGCACCTTCGAATTTATCAAGTTTAGGATACTCAACATCCACGTTAGTAGTTGTAGCAACTACACCAGCATTAACACCATCAACGGCAGCAGATCCAGAAACACCAAATACAAGAAATGTTGCCTGTGTTCCAGCGCCATTTACATTAGTCAAACGACGAATAAGTTTTGCGTCAGCAGCAGTTACACCAGTTAAATCAGCAGTAGTAACATCAATGGCAGACATGTTTTTAACATTCATATCAGGACCAATGTTGGTTGCAGAAGAGCCAATAACAGCAGTATAAGCAGCCCATGCATATGCATCGCCAGAACCAGAAAGTCCTAGAATGTCTGCATCAAACTGAAGGTATTCTTTCCAATCAGCAACATTGACAGCAAAAGCATCATCGTTAAGTACTCCGGAAGCAGCAAGAGTAAAGGTAACATCAGTCAAACTTCCAGTTGGAGATGCGTAAGAATAACCTACCATTCCACGAGGACCTGAAAGATTTTCTTTGAGATCTCCAACAAGATTTACACCACCAGTAATTTGAGAACCAACTCGGTTTGTACCATAAATTGAATCTCCGGCAGAGTTTCCTAGACGACTTCCATCAGCAGCCAATCCTTCTGCAATTGGGTTAGCAAAAGTAAAGTCAAGGAAGAATATGAGACCACTAGGTAGGCTCATGGGTTGTACACTAACAAGTTCGTTAGCGATAAGTCCGGCGAATACACGACGAACAATTGGGAATGCAACAGCAGCGAAACCTTCTACGTCTCCACCAGCCATTGTGTTTGATTCACGAAGGAGTTCCTTCGCTTGGTTTTCGAGCAATCGAGCCATAGTTGACTTCTGGTGCTCAGTTTGAAGACCCTCAAGTAGACCGGTTTTTCCCCATTTGGAAAGAAGAGCAGAGCCTTCCTTCTTCATGTCACGGTTTACGATGCCTTCGCTAAGTGTTTCTATAATAGACATTTTTTAACCTCCTTAAATATTGTTATTTAATGCCAGCAAGTTTCTTCATCTTATTCGCAAATGTATGCGATTCGGATTCGTCTGCTTGCTTATTTCTACGTGGAAGAATTCCTGATAGATTTGATTTTCTTTGTACGGACTCGCTTAGGGTTCTGGGAGATCTTCTCTCTGATCCAGAATTTACCGTGGCTTTAAGAGTCTCGCAAAGAGTTTTCGCTTCTTCGGGAGTTCTTGCCTTGGTGATGGCTTCGACAATTTTTGACTTTTGTCGCTCATTCAAGGAGGCATCACCTAAAGTTTTATTTGAATAAATCAATTTAGCGTTGGAGAGCATTGTCTCGTTAAGTTTCTCGGACAGTTTTTCAACAGCGTCTTTATATTGTTTATTCTTTAACTTAAATCGTTTGAGTGTTTCTTTGAGGTTCTCATTCTCCTCTGCTTTGGCCTCAGCATATTCTTTGGCTTTCTGCATTTCTTTATAATATTCTAATGTCGCCTCATCAGTGCGAAATGTTCCATCTTTTTCGTGACCCATATCTACAGTAAGCTCTTCTTCTAAAAGATCTGAGTCATCATCCATTTCATTGATTATATCCATAATCTCACTAACTATATCGCTTTCATCTAGTTCTTCTTGCAGATCAAGTCCGCTAAGATCTAAACCACCTTCTTCTTCGGCCGGAGCCGCTGGTTCTTCTGGGGCAACTTCTGAGGCTACATCG